GCGTGATCGTCGCAGGGGGGACGGACGAGCTCGGAATTTAAATTCCAAACTGATAGATCAATTAGCTCAAGCCACCTCGGTGTCACTAGACTCAGAGTGCATCGAAATGAGTGAGTTTGAAGCTTGGATCGCAGGAGGTCCCCTCAACCCACCACCAGAGCAACAATTTGTGGTGGATGAAGCCGTCTTGATTAATGATGAAATTCCGTATGCTTATGCGGACTGTAACAAGGTGGCTGTGACATATTTTACCAAAACAGTCAAAGTGAGTGACTTGGTCCCATTGCTCGGGACCGGACACAGTATTCTCGAAAGAATTGGACCCTTTTGTCGTGTGACTGGGTCCTTTGAGGATCACAGGGTCTTTACCAGGAAGTTCAAAAATGAACTACTCCTGGAGGCTCTTGCCACACAGGCTCACCATGCCACTGGAGCCAAGACTGTCTTGGATGCCGAACGAATGATCAACCGCACGATGGGTTATTTGAGACGGCGAAAATTGTGTTGGTGTGATGCCCAATCTGACATGGTTCAGTTGATGAGATCGCAGAGAGCCTCCAAGGAGGCGCTGAAGTACCACATCGACCGGTCAGCCCAAGTGGCAGACCTCAGAGCCTTGGTTGCCCAACACAACATAAATATGTCCACTTTCACGCCCCGTGAGATAGAAGCGTTTTCTACTTTTGGACCTGGCCTTTACGGTCAGTTTAGAGCTTCTTTGGTATCTTGGTACCCGTACATCTTTGTTGGTGCGGGTTTACTGGGAGCCTATCTAGTGTCCACCGTCCGGCCACTTCAAGCCCAACATGTGCTTGGGGCCGGACTCATGGGGGGCGCTATCGGGGTAAGTGAAAAGATTCGGGATTACAGGAGTCAAGGAGTCAGCGACAGAAATGAAGTCCACTACTTCGACTCCCTGAGCATACCAAAGGTCTGCATTCAATCTCGAGGGCCCGTCAATTATCCAAAGATTAGACCAGGGGCCAAAGTCACAGCACACCATTCATCAGTGTGTTGTGAAGACAAACCACTCGACGTTTACGGAGGAATAGTGGAAGGCACTAACCCAATCGTGCCACTTGGGTGTAGCCATAACATGGAAGCTGCCCTTCGAATACGTAAAACCTTTGACCGGGAGTATGAACCAAAACTTGTCACTGAGATTGTTGACAATTTCATCTCCCACATGAAAACCCGAAAACAAAACTCGGTAAAGCATTTGTCCTATGATGCGTGGTTGAGTAAATTGCCCAATCACAGGCGGAGGCGCATGCTTGAGTGCGTGGAAGGGTTCTCCAGCAAACTGAAACAGTACGAATCTACCACCTTCAACAAGGGCGAGGTGTACTTTGGCAAAACAACTTTGCCTACAGATCGGTCTCCTGGGTTCAAACCTAGAGTCATCGACTGCAGAGCAGATGAGTTCCAGAACACCTTCGGTTTATTCTTCTCAGAGCTGGGAAACATGATCAAAGAAGATCTCCATCACACTAGGTCAAATCTGGTCTACACATCTGGAATGGACGCAAAAGAGCTTGGTCACCTGGCTGAACTGGCCGCGCTCTGCTACAACTATTTGTTAGAACTGGATGTAAGCAACTTTGATGGTAGTATCGTGAAAGAGTGGTACAAATTAGAAAAATGGTACGTAGAAGAGTATTTGCCTTACGACTTCCCACATAAAAACGACCTACTGCGACACTGGTCTTTCAACGTGGGGTCGGGCCATGGCTGCTTCTTTCGTTTGCAAGATGGTAGGAGATCTGGTGATGGTTGGACAAGTTGTTTTAACACAGTCATTAACCTAGCCATCATCTTCTTTATCTACGGGGAAGACGCCATCTCAGCAGCTTTAGGCGACGACAACTTTGCTGGAGTAAACAAATTTATGCCTGTGGATCACCTTGTGGCGTTCTACAAACGGATAGGCATGAAGTTGGAAGCCAAGTATGTCACCCTGGACACGCTGAGTTTTTGCAGTGGGTTCTTCTACACGCTGGAAGACGGATCGCGCAAATGGGGACTGAACCCATTTAAAATAATTTCAAAGTGGGGTGTGAACTTCAAAAACCACGCTCCAGTCATGCGCAACCGACTGCTCAAAGGCACGGCAATTTCTTTGCTGCCTATTGCCGGGCATGTTCCCGTGGTGGGCTCTTTTCTGCGCAAATTTGCTGAATTGCCAGGAAAGTATGTCACACCACCCAACGAGTGGTGGAAGCCCACTTCCACCACAGTAGATGCGATCTCCTCGCAAGCCATCTACCAACTTGCATTAATTTGCAAGGTTGAACCCGGCACCATAGTCTCTTTGGATTGTCTAATGGAGACTTTAAAAACCGACAAGCCGTTTGTTCTGTCCAGTCCAGACTTTTTGCAGTGTTTTGGGGCTTTCTTTGAAGTGAACTATGATGTTCCTCTGAAAGCTTCACATGCCAGACCTTGGACTGTGGTGGAAGAGTTTGTCAAGGCCACCTGTCCAGGTGGCTCGCTCATCTGGGGATGTTATGAGTCAATCATCTCCGGAAGTGTGGTCTGCCTATTTTACCACACAGCTCTCTCCTTCCTCCCAATTTACGGGAGACTGGTCATTCATCTCGCCACAAACGAGTTGTTGGCCACACAAAATGATTACCAATTTTCAACCATGACTAAACAACGCAAAAATCGGAATCAGAAGCCAAAACAGAGCAAACAACAATCGCGCAAAAACGCGAACTCAGAACTCAAGGCCTTGCAAAAGGCCCTTCGACCGTTAATTGCCCAAGGCCTCAGAACAGGAGGACAAATGGCAGGCAACTACTTGGCCCCTGGGGTGGGAGGCGTCGTAGGTCGAGCCGCTGGAGCTGGCATCAGTCACATCGCCGGATTCGGAGATTACTCAGTAATGAGAAACTCTTTGAAGTCAGCCCCATTATTCGGCAAAGGTCGAAGCGAAGTCCGAATTAGACATCGAGAATTTGTTGGAGATGTCTCCGGATCCACGGACTTCGAAATCACTAAGTACGTCATTAACCCTGGCAATCGGGTCTTGTTTCCGTGGCTCTCGGGCCTGGCCCAGGGATTTCAACAGTATCGTCTAGAAGGATTGGTCTTTTATTTCAACTCCACCAGTGCTACTGCTCTCAACAGCACCAACACTGCTCTGGGGGCCGTTATTGGGGCCACCAACTATGACGTAAATTCACCTGATTATGTGGATAAGGCTGACATGCTTGCGGCTTACTTCTCCAATTCCTGTAAACCGTCGGAAGACATGATACACGCGTTGGAGTGTGACCCAAAGCTGAGGCCTGTGGACATCCTGAACATCGATCACCAAGGTGAAGGTAATGACGACAGTATTTTATATGACCATGGCAACTTCTACTTGGCCACCTACGGCATGCAGGCTGCTGCTGTGATTGGAGAACTCTGGGTTTCTTACGACATTGTTCTAATGAAACCCCAACGAGCCACCACTATGGTGGACGGTTACGTCACATTTGGCAGTTGGAACGCCTCAGCCGTGTTTGGTGGTTCAAGAACCATCTATGGCAACAACCTTTCCTTTCCCGCTCACAACAAAATCGACTTCACGAGTTGGAGAGGCAAGTACGTGCAAGTCACGTTCACTGGCACTGGGACTTCCCTGTCTATCTCATCGTCTCCAAACACCTCCTCTAGTAGTGGGTTGACTTTGGTAAACGTTTTTGAGATTGGAACAGCCCCAACGGCAGTGAACTACGGGTCTACTGGCTACACGTTCACACGATTTTACTATGTGAGTGAGGACCACGACTCCGCTCCGTTCCTCGTGTTTGACCCAAAGTACTCTTCCGGTACTACCACTGATGGCACGGTTTACGTTTCAGAGGTTCACCCTAGTTCGGTGTCTCTGTCGTAATTCGTGTCTAAAAGGGCATGCGGCCTTCGGGCTGGTGACTCGGTCCCCCACCCCCTGCATAGACTATGTGTCTCCTCCATTACGAGGAAGGT